CTATCGTTTTCTGATTGTTGTACATCGCTGTTAATGCAACACAGCATGTGATTATTTGTTTACCGCTCTCGCTGTTATTGCAAGCTATCTTACCTATTGCTATAAAGCTATCGAAAGCCAATGCTTTGAGTTCCGTCTCGCTTTTCATGATGGTTAATCCTTATTGTTATTGTTTTTTAATCGCCATTGTTTAACCCTGCACGATGAGCTACATACTTTTGCATCATTGCGTACAGGTTGATCTTTCTTTTTACATACTGGACAGTCTAGTAACTTAGTCATGTGACTCCTTTTCTTTGCCGTCAAAGAAATCAAAAACATTAAAGTTATTTTTTTTACCTGTTACTGGTACGCCGTATAGGTTTGCAGCACACGCCATGTGAACCCTGTTCCAATGTGTAATTGATTTCTCATTAATGTGCAGACCACCAACGATCGGCATACCAGCACAACACCCGTCACAACTGTTTTTTATGTCGCTCATGATGCTACCCCGCAATCCTTGTGACACTTAATATTGATTCCTCAGTATACTCGAAACATGCTGATATATGAGAAGCCAAATCTTTATCGGTATCGATGTAGCAAGTGTAAACCCGACCATCAGTTGATTGCTTTATTACTATGTATTTATGTTGCATACTAAGACCCTTAAAATGCGTTGTTTTCTGCGAATTTAAGCTGCTCTTTAAGCGATGCTATCTCTAAATCTTTTGGACACGCTGGCATGACTGTTAACAGGCTTCTACGTAGGTTATCCCACTGAGTATCAGTCACTTTGATATCAACACACATATCATTATCATCATTTATGCGAACTGTGTTGTCATCAACTACAGTGAACTTGCCCGCGATCATGTTCTCGATAACTCGCTGACTTCTATACTGCACATTCATAAACGTGTCATTTTCAACGTGAGGTAATATCTCGCTATAAACCTCTGATATTGCATTCTCAGCAACACTGGCAAGTTTAATTTTAAAGCTGTTTATAATGTTGGTCATTCTTTCTTCTGCTTCCATTTTCCTAACCCTCTTTTATTAAGTTAAACCAAGTGTAACGCATACCCGTTACAAAGCAAGTGTTATTTGTTAATTAATTTAAATGCTGTATAATTGGTTTTGTTGTTTGGTGTAGGAGCCAGTGACAGATAGGGTTTAGTAAGTGTTTCTGAGGTTAATTTATTAGCCTACTCCTACCAGATGCACTCACTAAGCCTTTTTTATTGCCAGAATTCCCACCTATTCGACCGAATTTTCTCGGTTATCGTAAAAAACCTTAATCAAGCTAACGATTTTAATTAGCAAATATCGAATAACTCAATACTCACTAACGTTTAGAAGCGCGGATAAACAACATCTTGTCATGGTTATATGGTTTGGTCAGCCAACAAGGAAGTAAAATGATAGTTGATACTGGTGTGTATAGTTTAATACTCAAGATAGCTTAGTTACTCCATCCATGACTAACGCTTCTAATGATACTTATACTCATAATTTAATAATCCAATCAATAATGCTACAATGTAACTATTAAACAATAGGACTTAATCAAATGGCTTTAATCGTAGAGACAGGCGCAGTCATACCAGACGCAGATAGTTTTACATCATTAATCGATGCAAGGGCATTAGCTGTTAACTATGGCTTATCCTTACCCACTGATGATACCGAGGCAGAAGTAGTGTTACGCCAAGGGTATTTAAACTTATTACAACGCGAGCGAACATTACAAGGCTCACGTATCAGCGCAGTGCAAACGGGTATTTATCCGCGATCTAACGTGCTTAATAACTGTTTCCCCGTTGATTCTGATGTAATCCTATCAATTCAGGTGCGGAAACTAACGGTGTACAAACGGGCGAACGATTAAAGGCGTTTAATGTTGCACAAACAACTTACTCTGAAACGTATCAAGATGGTTCGCGCCAATCAACTAACCCGTCAATACAAGGTGTTTACAATTCACTTTACCCGCTAACTAAAGCAGGGTTTCAGGCTTCACCATGCGGTACTGGTGGCGGTTTATCGCGCGATAACATGGGTTACTTAGGCTAATGGCAAAGTTAACGCTAGATATCAGGGTTACCGATACAAAGCCAATTAGTGAGCTTTTAAATATGCTTGATGATGACAGTGATTGCATAGAAGAGCCTTTGCGCACTAAGTTAATAATCTGGGCAGAGAAAAACAATAAGGTTGAATCAAATGGGTAGCGCTAATATACAAGCTAAAATCAGAAAGGGTTTAGCTAAGGCGATTAATAAAACTGGCTCAGCATCTAGCGAGAAAGTATTTTTAATTCAGATGATCAACACTGGTGGTAATACTCCAATTAACCCACCTGTCGTAACTGAAAACCCTGTTGAATTAGTTAACGCTATATTCAAAGAGTACAATCAAAGTTTAATAGGCGGTAATATTGTTGCGGGTGATAGACAGTTAGTCTGTGATAATACTGTTGTGATAGAAGTTGGTAATACTATCGAGCAAGGTAGCACCAGGTACACTGTAATTGATTTAGGGCAATCAGCACCGACTAGTGATGTACTTGTTTACACGCCACAGGTAAGGGTTAAATAATGCCGCTTATAGGTCGCGTTAATTTAGATTTAGCTATAGACGATTTAGTCAATGTAACTAATGATAATCTGCGCGGTGTTTATTTGGCAGGACTAAAGAATATTGTCCAGGGTACTCCAGCTGATTCAGGCAGGGCAAGAAATAACTGGTTTTTATCAGTGGGTGCACCATCAAATAAGATTACAACGAGTTCAAGTGTTGGTGGTGGCGGCTCATTAAGTCAAGCGAGTAAGATGCCTAAAGACGTATTGAACAATACTATATTCTTTACTAACAATCTGCCTTATATAGGCGTACTTGAATATGGTGGCTTTCCTTCACCAGTTGAAAAAGGCTCATATATTAAACGTTCAAAAAGCTTTGAGATATTATCAATTAATGGGTTTAGTAAACAAGCCCCTAACGGTTGGGTTAGAAAAACAGTAATCCAAATGCAAAATAAAATAAGGTCACTATGAGTTATTTTGAAACTAAAAGAGCTATGACAACTCACTTGCTTAATAATTTACCAACTGGATTAACCGGTGATGACGTAGCATTTGAGAACTATAAATTCGATCCTGCCAATAAGTCGTTATGGCTTGCTGCTTACTTTATACCAGCTACAACTGAAGCTATGGGTCAGAGTGCATCTAGCGGCGATGAACAAAGGGGCGTGTTTCAAGTTAGTGTATTTGTAGCGCTGAACAATAACAAGTTTGATGAAACTCAATTAAAGGCTATAGATGAATTAATAAGCGCATTTAAATATAACACCCAAATGGTGTATAATACCCAGACGGTTCAAGCTTTAGAGTGCACAGTCAATACAGGCTCAGAAAGCGAAGCATGGTATCAACGTGATATTAGCGTGAATTACCTAACATTCAGTAATAGATAAAGGAAAGATTATGGCTAGTTCAGGCGAGATTAACGGCACCCCGTGTATCGTGCAAAATGGTTCAGGTGAAATTGTTGGTCAGGGTTCATTAACCCATACTTACGGCGGCACACTAATTGAAACAAGTAACCAATCTAACGGTGATTTTATCACTTATATGGAAGGTGAAAACGCAGGTAAGCAACATATCTTTGCTGGTGAGTTTACTTACAATAACAACACTCAATTTCGCAAAGTCCGTAAAGATGTATTTGATGTTATTAGTGACACTTACACGCTGACGTTTATTTCAGATGCGACGACAGATGAGTCATTTAGTGGGATATTCTTCCCTACTGGTTTAACTGATAATATCGGGCAAGGCGTAAAAGTAACAACTGCATTATCGTTTAATTCAAGCGGTCAAGTAGTTCACACTGAAGCTGTTACATAATGGAAATTAAACTATGCTTTAAAACTTACGGCTGCAAGTTAAACCTTGCGGCTTGTAAGTTATTCCATGAGCAAACAGGTAAAGATTTAAATTACCTGCTTATGTGCTACCTAGAATTATTTAGGCAAAACACGGCGCTCGGTACTACTGAAAGGTTGAAAGAAGCTTTCGGTATGGAATCATTTGACGTTATAGCTAAATTATTTCATTGCTTAATAGTGCAAGAGGATAAAAGCATTCCATTAGCTGAAGTTGAAGACTCAATGTTTCGCGTTGGTTGGATGCCTACCGATAATGATGGCGACATGTGCGAGCCTTGGCCCATGGTTGTTACTCAGCTTGCAACTGATGTAAGCAGTTATTATGCGGAACTTGATAAAAAAAAAGTAATTACTTAGGTCAATCACACGCAACTGTAGAAGAATTCAGCCTTAAATACTGGAGCTACTTCAAATACTGCGTAAAAGAATTAAAGATAGCACCAAGTGAGGCATGGCAATTAGATTTAGTTGAGATCAATTGCCTATCAGAACAAAGCAGTGCTGAAATAGATCTAACTGTCATGCTTAACTTTGAGCGAAAAATTAACGGAGCTACAAGCGAATGGCTACAGAGAAATTAATTGTCGTCCTTGACGCTAAAACCGAAAAGCTCGATAACGCGCTAGGCAATACAGATAAAAAGCTGAACAAGCTTGACGGCTCAGTCAAAAAAACAGACAAATCATTTTCAAACTTCACTAAAGGCGCTGCCGCTGCTGCCGCTGCAACTTTAGCTGTTGCTGCCGCTGTTGGTGCTGCTGTAAAACAAGCCGCAGATTTCGCCAGAGAATTAGAGGTCGCATCTAATCGCACAGGTGATTCAGTTGAAAGACTTCAGGAAATGGCTTTTGCTACCAATACTGTAGGCGTATCACTTGAAAAGCTTGGGGATATTGGCAAGGATACCAACGAAAAAATAGGCGAGTTCCTAACTACTGGCGGCGGTGGGTTTCAAGACTTTGTTGACATAATGAAGTTAACCTCTCAAGAGGCTGAGGTTATGGCTGAACGGTTTGCTACCATGTCCGGTACTGAAGTCCTACAAGCTATGGTTACTCAAATGGAGGCTGCTGGTATTGGTGCCAATAAAATGTCATTTGCTCTAGAGGGTATGGCGTCAGACACCACGGATTTAATACCGCTACTTGTAAATGGTGGTGAGGCGATGAAGTCACTAACCAGTGAGTTTTCAGACTTAGACGTAACACTGTCCAGACTTGATATTCAAAAAATAAAAGAAGTTGGTAAAGAGTTCGGTAAATTTACCGATTCATTCGGCCAAGAGTCTAGGCAGCTTGTTGCACAGTATTCAGATGAAATAATTAAAGTATTAAATGTAACTTCATTTTTGGGTGAAAAAACATTAGATACATTTAACGTTATAGCTTCCGGTTGGGGTGGCTTAATCAGTGTCGCTCAGGCTGCTTTAACTGACTTTGTTAACGGTACTGATACTCTTGATGCCGCACTAGCTGAAGCCGCTGGGAATTCAGCTATGATGCTTAACGAGCTTGTTGGAGAGGATTTTTACGAGTTAGGTGTTCAGTACGGACAAAATATAGCTGACGGTATGGCTGATGGTATGCAGCAAAACCAAAGAAAGACGCTAGATATAGTTATTACTGGTGGCAAACAGTTAAGCTCATGGGAAAAGCTTGATTCCAAGCAGAGAATAGGTGTTTATCGTGACTTTATAGGTGCATCTAGCCAGTTGTCACAGCAATTCATGGAAGACAACAAGGGCGTTCGCTCTGCCTTAGTTGTAATGGATACAGCTGCGGCAATCACCCGTGCTTATGCAGAGAGTAATTTTTGGGTTGCTACTGGTCAGGCTGTCGTATTGGCTGCAAACGGAATAGTGCAATTAAATAACATAAAAAGTGCGGGCAAGGGTGGTGGTAATATATCTTCAGGTGGAGGTAGTGCCACAACAACAGCGCCACCACAAGATGATTTCTTACCTGAAACATCTAGCTTGGAACTTTCTGATTCAAGTGCGGGAGGTAGTCAAAGTATTGAGCTTGTATTTGGTGGTGGTGGTAGTCCTGTCGAGGAAGCTATAATCGAAATGATAAATACAGCAGTCAGAGAAGGGCGCGCATAATGGCATTATCAATATCAACAACTAATGTATTAACGGGGCAAACGCCAGTAGTAACCGACCCTGGTACTAATGAAG